TTCTAGTCAACGCTCTTAACAAATGCATAGTAGCAATGTAAACAATAGCATCATCTTGGTTTTCAACAGTAAATTTTCCGCTAATAGAAATAGTTGATACATTACTTCTTTGATAAAAGTTAACGGAAAAGTTAGAGTGCATAGGATTAGCAGATGCATAATCTGCCTTAAATTCGCAACTAATTTGAGGCAGATAAGGAAAGATAATACCGCTTAGATTTAATAATTCATTCTTACCACCAGATGTTAACGGTGTAATATATTTAGGTGGCACTAAAATCCTAACACGCATATCATCAAATGGTTGACGACCTTGAATATCGCTTACATTTATAACCGGTGGAGGAGGGATTGGTTTTTCTGCGCCAGGGGCAACTCCGGGGACTACTCGTTGTCCTATATTGGCTACCATATCCTGTGCTGCTCTAGTCATTGGCGGTAGACCCAATAGATTTGGGTTGTCCAAACTTCCCTGTATAACATTCCCAAGTTGATCGTATTCGATAGGCATTCTATAATTCCTCGTATAGTGTATTTAACCAATAAATAAAACGCTCTTATAATGGTTGACAACACCAACTCCTTATTGCTAAAATGTAACACAAGGACAACAATAATAATATGACTACTTCGATAACTCCCACAGGGAAAAAAGTAAAATACCTAAATAATAGGGATCTACTAGCTGAAATTCACAAAAGTAAATTTACATTTTCAAGTTTTGTAAAACCAGAATACGGTCAGCACGATATTATTCTGCCAAGTTTGGATAAAATTAATATCAGAACTGTTGCAGATGCAAAACGAAATAAAGCTAAACGCATGGGACTAGAAGCATTTACACTAGCAAGGGTAAGTGGTGATAAGAAAATTAAACTAGCAGAGTGTGTGCCCGATTACACTACTATTGCCAAAACAGACTTGGTATTTAGAATTATGACATTTGATCATATTCCGCTTGCTCCGGGTCGTAAGAAGACTACTAAAACTACAGCAGATTCACATGATAAAGTAAATTTTCCGCCGTTTCAACATTGGAAATATGCCGACGATGGTGAGCTAGTATGCATTGGAAAAAGTCATTGGAAGGGGCCGGTTGACACTGGTAAATTTAGTAAAGAGCACGGACGCATTACTGAAAATCTTGGTAAAATGTTTATCAAACTAAGTGAACGCTATGCACAACGTAGTAACTGGCGCGGTTACACATACAACGAAGAAATGCGTGGGCAGGCTATTTTACAATTAAGTCAAATTGGTCTACAGTTTGATGAGTCAAAATCAGAAAATCCATTTGCTTATTACACAGCCGCAGTGACTAACAGCTTTACTCGGGTGCTTAATATTGAAAAGAAAAATCAAAACATCCGTGATGACATGTTAGAAGAGGCCGGATTAACTCCGAGTATGACTAGGCAATACCGTCATGAGTTTGCTGAAGAAACCGCAAGGCAGGCAGAACTTTATAAAAACTTTAGAATGCCAAAAAGTGAAGATTCTCCGGAAGAAGAAATCGAGGATGGGGCTTGACTCTTTCCAAACAGTCCTGTAAACTGTTAGATAGGAGAATAACTATATGAACCTTTTCAAGAAGGTAGCTTGCTTTACTGACATTCATTTTGGACTCAAATCTAACAGTTCGACACATTTAAAAGACTGCGAAGAATTCGTGGATTGGTTTATTGCAGAAGCCAAGCGGGAGGGTGCGGAAACCTGCATCTTCTTAGGTGACTGGTCACATAATCGAAACAGTCTTAACTTAATTACACTAGATACCAGTATCCGTTGTTTAGAAAAGTTAGGAGCTGCCTTTGAGCAGTTCTTTTGGTTTCCGGGCAACCATGATTTATTCTATAAAGACAAGCGTGATATCCACAGCAGTGCATTTGGGCGACATATTCCGGGCGTCACGGTAGTTGAAAAAGTAACTACTATCGGCGATGTTACTCTTGTGCCGTGGTTAGTCGGGGATGAGTGGAAAGATATTAGCAAGACTAAAAGCAAATACATGTTTGGACACTTTGAATTGCCCTTATTCTATATGAACGCTATGGTACAGATGCCCGACAACGGTGAATTACAAGCCAGTCACTTCAAGCACCAAGAATATGTGTTTAGCGGACACTTCCATAAACGGCAAGCTCGCGAAAAGATACACTACATAGGTAACGCATTTCCACACAATTTTGCAGATACATGGGATGATGCAAGGGGCATGATGGTAATGGAATGGGGTTCTGTTCCACAATACATCGATTGGCCCAACTGTCCTAAGTACAGACATGTTAAATTATCCGACTTAATTGACAAAAAAGACGAGATAATAAAGTCAAAAATGCATCTTAAGGTAAATTTAGACATTGATATTAGCTTTGAAGAAGCTAATTTTATCAAGGAGACATTTACCAATGAATACGACATTAGAGAAATTAGCCTTATTCAAGATAAAATTAATCTTGAAGGAACCACTGATGACAACCCTGACGCAAAGTTTGAAAGCGTCGATCAAATTGTTTCGGAACAGTTGATTAACATCGAATCTGATTCTTTTGATAAAAAAATATTGTTAGACATTTATAATAATCTGTAATGTTCAAATTAAAAAATATAACCGTTAAAAATTTCATGAGTGTGGGCAACCAAACTCAAGCAGTCGACTTTGACAAAGAGCATTTAACTCTTGTATTAGGTTCTAATCATGATTTAGGTGGTGACGATACTGGCAGCAGAAACGGAACAGGTAAAACTACCATTGTTAATGCCCTAAGCTACGCAATGTATGGACAAGCACTGACCAACATTAAAAAAGAAAACTTAATCAATAAGACTAACGGCAAAGCTATGCTAGTCACTGTAGAGTTTGAAAAGAACAATATTAAGTATCGCATCGAGCGAGGCCGAAAGCCTAATGTTTTAAAATTATTTGTTAATGATCAAGAATTAAAAAGCGCAGACAAAGAAGAGGACGACAGTCAGGGGGATAGTCGCGAAACACAGCGATCTATTGAACAGATGTTAGAAATGTCGCATACTATGTTCAAGCATCTTGTTGCATTAAACACGTATACTGAACCATTCTTGTCAATGAAGGCAGCAGAACAGCGCGAAGTCATTGAACAATTGCTTGGAATAACGCAACTATCTGAAAAGGCAGAAGTGTTAAAGGATTTAATTAAGTCCATTAAAGAACAAATTACTCAAGAAACTTTTAAAATTGAAAGTATCAAGACCGCTAACGAGAACGTGCAAAAAAGTATTGACAGCCTGCATCTTAAAAGCAATGCCTGGGATTCAAAGCACGAGTTAGAACTAGAAAGTCTTGGAAGAGCAATTGTTAATTTAGAAAGTGTCGATATCGAAGCAGAGTTATCTGCACATGCGGCATTAAAAGTGTGGGACGAAGAAAATATTCGTATACGTAATCTTAATAAACAAAGAGCCACGTTAGAATCTGCTATTGCCCAAGCACAGAAAACTAGAGACAAATATGTTCGAGAAGTAGATTCGTTAGGAAATAAAACGTGCCCGGCATGTGATCAAGAGCTACACGATCATAAGCACGAAGAAATGACTGCAACCGCAGTGCAACATCTTACAGAATCACAGATTTATTTCGACAAGGTAGCAAGCGACTTAAAAAAAGTGTTAGAAGATATAGGAACAGGCGAATTACCGCATCGTCCCACAACATTCTACGACACTGAAGCAGAAGCATTGGGTCACAAAAACAATCTTGCCAGTCTTGAACGAAGCCTAGACAGCAAGGTAGTAGAATCTAATCCTTATAGAGAACAAATTGAAGAGTTAAAAAATACTGCAATTCAAGAAATTAGCTGGGACAACGTTAACTCATTAACCAAATTAAAAGATCATCAAGAATTCTTGCATAAGTTGTTAACCAATAAAGATAGTTTTATTCGTAAGAAGATTATTGATCAAAACTTAACATACCTGAATAAGCGATTAACATATTATATTGATAAACTAGGATTGCCTCATAAGGTTATATTCCAAAACGATCTATCAGTTGAAATTACTCAACTAGGACAAGACTTAGATTTTGACAATTTAAGTCGAGGTGAACGCAATAGACTTATTTTATCTATGAGTTTTGCGTTCCGTGACGTTTGGGAAGGATTATATCAAAGTATCAATTTACTGTTTATTGACGAACTAGTAGATGCTGGCATGGATGCAGCCGGCGTAGAAAGTGCGTTGGCGGTCTTGAAAAAAATGGCCAGGGAGAGAAATAAGAATATATACTTGATTAGCCACAAGGATGAATTAGTGGGTCGTGTAAACAACGTGCTCCGAGTTATTAAAGAAAACGGTTTTACCAGTTACTCAAACGATATTGACTATGTCGAATGAAGAGATAAACAAGTATAAAGATCTATACTCACAATTAGTTAGTGAACTTGCAGGACTGCATAATGCACATCTAACTTTTTTAAAGTATATAGGTAGGGATACAGGATTTGCAACAAGGAAACATCTACGTGCCATTGCTGATATTGCAGATGAAATGAAACGGCAGGGACAGAAAGTTTGCAAAGAGAGTATAGAAAACAAACGCTTAGAAATAAAGCGATTAAAAGAAGAAAAAAGGAATAAAAAAAATGTCAGAAACAAATAGCCAAATTACAGATGCAGTAACACAATACATGGCAGAAGATGCTAAATTTGTAGCAGGCAATAGTGCCGCCGGAACTCGGGCCCGTAAAGCGTTAGCAGACTTATCCAAAGCTGTAAAAGCTAGACGCAACGAAATTACTGCCGAGAAAAATGCTCGCAAGGAAGCTAAGGCAGCAAAATAATCAATGACTTGGTCTTATCAAGGACAAGTTGTAAATGAATTACCTGAGGACTGTGTTGGTTTTGTGTATTGCATTACCAACATAGTTTCGGGACGCCAATACATTGGCAAAAAATTAGCAAAATTTAGTAAAACGACCTACAAGACTATAAAGTTAAAGAACGGCACAAAGAAGAAAAAGAAGATCAGAGGAAAGATTGACTCTGATTGGCAAACATATTATGGCTCCAGTGTTGAGCTGACAAAAGACATAGAACAAATAGGGGTAGACAATTTTACCCGCGAGATATTATACTACTGTAAATCTAAATCAGAAACATCTTACGTTGAGGCCCGCGAACAATTCGACCGCAAAGTATTAGAATCCGACAAATACTATAACGGACACATTCAAGTCCGTGTCCATGGCTCCCACATCAAATCCAAAATTTAAGGCAACTTAATTCAGTTAAAGCTCGCACAGGCTAATATCGTGTGCCGAACAGAAGAAACCTGGTTTCATTACGCAGGGATCCGCAGTCTTGCCGCTGAAAGCAAGCACTCAATCAGTATCCTAACCGGACCACGATCGCAAAATGCCTGCGGTTTGATTGTTTGAATAGAGTTAAAATAAGGCCCAAGGATGGAGTAATAACAGAAACTCCACGCTTTACAAATATGATAGTGTATATTTGTAAGCCGCCGTTGAAATAAGACAGAGCGAGTAGGTATCGGTCAACCGCCTACGCTAGCAGAAATGCTTGTAGTTCTAACACTATGTGACTGTGCTACTCAGATAATGCAGTTTTTTCTTAGCCCTTGCCTGGGCTAAGTGTGACCGATTAATCTAGATAATATTATTTCGTCTTCGACGATATATTGCTTCAAGTAAGAGCGTAAGCGATTACGAAGAAGCAAACGAACGCAGTTCGTTTATAAATAAACACAAACATTCTTGGAACATAAATGCAACTTTCTGCACTACTTAATAAACTCGATAGTATTGAAAAACTACCTAAACAATCTGTGTTTGAAAGCATTGGTCGTGGAGATAGTTACTTTCTTACCTGGCAAAGAGAAATACACCCTACACTATGTGAAGTTGCGTTAGCACCTGATCAAATACAACAACTATTTAAAAGTATTGAAACAGGTGCTGGTCGTAGCACATTAGGTAAAGGGATGGATGCTGTAGGTGCAGCCAAAGATAAAATTAGTGACGTCTGGTTTAATAAGTTTGGGGGCATGTTACAAAGTAGTGGTCCGGTTCAAGCATTTGATCAAAAGTTTGAAGAAATTAAATCAAGTATTGCTAAAAAGAATCCTGAATTAGCAGCCAAGCTAGCCAAATACGGAGAGTTTGCTAAGGCTAATCCTAATCTACATAAGTTCTTACTAGCCATTGCAGGTTCAGCCGCTGCCGCATTGGGTGTAGCAGTAGCGGGTGGTATTGGGGCAGGAGCACTGGCAGTTGGAACCGGAACAGGTATTGCCGTGGGTATTGTCAACATTGCTGACCGTTTACTACAAGGTCAAAAGGCATCAACTGCTATTGGACGAGGTGCAACTGCAGGAGCAGTTGCTGGTATTACAGCAGGTGCTATGGCAAAACTTGGCGGTTGGTTAGCAGGTCTGCGTGAAAAATCAATACCAATTGGAGACACAGGTATTGAAAAGGTCACTTACCAAGCTACAAAGACTACTAAGAGTTTTGGTATGGAAATGAGCGAGATGACACAAGGATTTAATATTGCTGCTAATCCTGCAGAAGCAAGTGCAGTGCGAACTGCAATGAATGCAATTAAAAATGGTGACGTTTCAGCATTTAGGGATCTACAAGATGTTGCTCGTATAATAAACAGTAAAGAATATAAAGCAGGTATAGAAGCTACTTT